TGGAATGCGTGAACCCGGTGAAGAACACGTGGCGCGTCCGTTGGGACGTGCGGGAAAGGGAGGACGGTTCTGCCGACTATATGGAGGAGAACTTTTTAGGGAAGCCCTCCGGTGAGATAATAAGAGCCGTTATCCTGGGCTGGTACAACGAACAGATCGACCGGGAGATACTTTCCGGCTTCGTTTACGAGGGTATGCCGGTGTGGCTGTCAAGCGAGAACCAGTTCAACTATAAGGCGGCCCACGACCTTGCCGTGCAGAACGGCGGCGCGACGCTTCCGGTGACGTTCAAGTTCGGGACGGATGAGGAGCCCCGGTACCGGACATTCGGGAAACTGGAGGAACTGACGGACTTCTATACGAAAGCCATGAAGCACATCCAGGATACACTGGCCGACGGCTGGAAAAAGAAAGACGATTTTGATCCGGAGAAGTACCGGGTGGAATAAATCCTTCGGGGGAGGATAAGAAAAAAAGCCCCCGGCCTGTTAAAAATCATCTCACCTACTTTTAACAACAAGTACGCCAGAGCGCACGACCGGGGGCAAATACCCTCTGTCGCGCTCTGGCCTTTTTTATTATTGTTGCAAAGCAAGTGAGATGGCGCAAAGATACAAAAAATATATTTTATGAAAGTGATTGAGATACTAAACTTTAACCGGGAACTGTTGAAAAGGCTCCAGGCGGCCGGCATCCGTCTGGAGGATGCCCGGTATATCGACCTGTACGCGGACTATACCCGTCTGCTGGACCAAGGTGAGAAGGTCTCGTATGCTGTGGCCGTACTGTCCGAGAAGTATTCGGTGAGCGAGCGCAAGGTCTATGCCCTGGTAAAACGCTTCCAAAGTGACTGCAAGACGCTTGCAGTGTGAACGGGGTGTTTTATGCCGTAGGGAGTGCTGTTTCCCCTTATCTTTAGGGTGTTTCAATTTTAGAAGGAGGAAATGGCTATGAACAAGTATTACCGTATCCTGGACAAGATTCTTGTCGCGGGAAAAACACAGACCAACAAGAAGGGAAACATACAATACCTTTTGAACGAGCAGTTGTCGCTGACTCCGGCGGACTTGCTTGACATATTCGAGGGGCATAATATCGCCCGCAAGAAACTCCGCTGCGAGCTCCAGCTGTTCATGCAGGGGGAACGTAACGTGGAGAAGTACCGGGAGGCCGGCATCAACTGGTGGGATTACTGCGGTTCCATCCTGGTGAACAGTTATCCGACCTATTTCGAGAAACTGCCGCCGT